GGCTAACTATCCAGTTAGGTGATCTTGACATTCGTGATCTTGAAGGCCCCAACGTCGACTTGGTGGCCATTCGTAACACCACTTTGTCTTCTTTTTGCTTCAGTAAAATGATTAGTAGAAAGAAACATAAACCTGATGAACAAGTTTACATAAGAAGATTGTGTGCTCACTCCTCCACGGGGTTGATGCTCTCAATTGGACATGTAAAATCGCCGCTCGGACCTGCAACTACAGTAACATATAACTCTGAAGTAGGTGCTTGCGGTGCACCTGTTTGCAATGAGCAAGGTCATTTGCTAGGTATCCACGTTGGTACCACTGGTACTTCCAACGTTTTTGCTAGCGTGACTGAGAACCTTCGCATTGGAAAATTGCTTTTTCAGAAGGAGAGCCCACCCCCGGCTCAATAAATATTAGGGGTCAACATTTGGTGCCACAGGGCGCCAATGAGAGTAATTGTAATGTATATAACTTGAACTTACATCCAGAAATTATGGCGACGTACCGGAACACCGGGAAATCCCTTAATTTTAAGAATATGAAACAGTTAGGTACTGCCAGTAAAACCCGAACTGGGGAAAAGATTGTAGATGCCGGAGCATCTCTCTGTCCCTGGTGGGAGCGTTTTGAGGTGGCCTATCCGGAATATAAGTGGGTTCGTGATCTTGCAGATCACACAAAAGCCGTCGTTAACCCAGAGCGGGTTGAGATTTCCGTACGAAAGTGCGATGTTCTCCCTGTTCTACCGGATGACGATATTTTTGAGTTAGCAAAACAATATACCAAGAGAATGTATGACTATTGTTCAGACGTTAGACCTTGTCCGATATTTGATATCAATAATAATTCATCTCCTGGTAAACCGTACATCGATAAATTTAAAACAAAAGGTGACTTAATTTCTGATCCTTCTTTCGAGGAGGAACTCAAAAGGAAGCACGATCCGATCTGGATAGTGGTGCCTAAGGTGGAATATCTAAGTGAAGACGATGTGGCGCGCTTGAAATTGCGTACCTATTTTATTCCTGATTTACCCTTCCTTTGTCATCAAAAGTTTTGGTTTGAACCACAAGATTATGCAATGAAGAAATATGGTAATGATTTTACGAGACAGTGGTCCCGTTACGGGTTTGTCCGCCAATATGGTGGCGCAGATAGATTGGCAAAATCTATGGAACATAATGATTTGTTCTGGACAGGTGACTGTTCGGGATATGATCGTAGAATTTTCCTTGAGCCAGTTTATGATATGCGCAAAGAATGGTTGGGCTACCATGCAATGGTTGATCAAGTCGCGAAAGATCATATTGATTATGTAGTTAGAAATACGGTAAATCCAATTTGTGCTATGCCAGATGGGACTTTATTCCAAAAGGAAACTGGGAATTCGTCCGGGTCAGGCAAAACCACTACGGATAATACTCTCGCACACAATAACATTATGATGTATTTTTTGATAAAACTTAAAATAGATTATTT